ATAGCCCCACAATCCTGACACTCCGGGCCGGCCCTCTCTCCCCCCCCTACTCCCCCCCCCTATATCCACGGTTGTGCACCCCGAACGATTGTGCACCTGCCGGGTCTGTCGGTGCTCTCTCGACCGACACCGCCAAGGCGGGTCGTGCGAGCGAGACACCTCAGAAAGACTGGGAGCAAGCAGCCAACATTGCCATATTGAAGGCCATGGTCCACTTCCCTGGGCGTGAGCCGGCCAGCACATGGCAGCTGGCACGGAAGGCAGCAGAGTGGATGCGACAGACGCAAATTAAATATCCCGAAAAGGCTGTTCCTGATTATCTACTGAAAAAGATAATGGACGAATATCAGAAACTCCCGGTGATGCAATGAGGATAATCGAGTTCTATATTTACGGCGTCCCAGTTCCCGAAGGCAGGGCGCGATTCACCAAGGCCGGCGGGACCTACACCCCAGCCAAGACTCGGGCGTGGAAGAAACTGGTACACAAGGCAGCCCTCGAGGCGGCCATCGAGGCGGCACTGTTCGGTCCGCTGGCTGGTGCAATCCGCATGACCCTAGACTTCACCCTGCCTATCCCGCCCAGCTGGACCAAGCGCAAACAGTCCGAAGCCTCCGGCCAGTTCATCCGGCCAATCGGCAAGCCAGACGTTGACAACCTCGCCAAGGCCGTCATGGATGGCTGCAACGAAGTCCTGTACTTCGACGATGCCCAGATCGTCGCGCTCTCCGTCCGCAAGCGGTACGGGCTGGTCCCCCATGTCTGCGTCATCATCGACGAGGAGCTGCCATGACACCCGGACAAGCGCTGAAGGAACTGGTCACGCTCGCCAACCGCCCGCAAGGCATCGTCTGGCGCCAGCTGCAGCCGCACCACCGGCAACAGGTCGGCGTGGCCATCAAGCAGCGGCTCATCAGCGATGGCGCAACGGGATACCTCGCAACCGCCGACGGCCGCCGGTTCATCGCGCCGGCAGAGCCCGAGAAAATCCCAGGCAAGACCTGCCCGGCCTGCAACCAGGACAAGGAAGCCGAGGAGTTCTGGGCAGACCCGAACCGCAGCGACGGTTTGTTTTACTACTGCATCAGCTGCGAATCCAATCGCCGCAAGGAGGTCCGACGAATGAAACGCGAAAACCAACAGGCCATCAATGTCGCCGCCACACTGGCACAACAGGCCGCAAGGAACTGGGACGAGGCCACCGCCCTGCTTGCCAAGGCGTGGCGGGAGATGGTTGCCGCAGACACCACGATCCGGCAGGCACGAGCAGCTGGTGCGACCAAGTGCGACTGGGGGCAGATTGACCTGCGCCTCATGCATCAGGCTGGCGCATACACCCTCGCCTATGCCATGACACAGGCCCGCTACCCATGGCCGGGCTCTTTCCTGCACAATGACGCTATGCCGACCGCATTGTCGGCGTGGGTGGGAGATGACCCGGCCGAACCGTATCTGAGCGCCGGAAACACGAAACTGGAGGAAGATGCAGATGGCAGCAGCGAAGGGCACGATGCCCCCGAACGCGGGGAAGGGACGGGCGCCGGGCGTTCCGAACAAGGCGACGACGGCATTCCGGGAGACCATCCAGAAACTGCTGGAGTCGAACTCGGAGAACGTGAGCCTGTGGCTCAAGCAGGTCGCCGCGGAAGACCCCGCAAAAGCGCTTGACCTAGTCAGCAAGCTGGCTGAGTACGCCTCGCCTAAGCTGGCGCGAACCGAGGTTTCGGGGATGGACGGCCAGCCCCTGCAGATTCAGGTGGTGAAATTCGGTGGTGACAATTCCCAATGACTGGACGCCTCTCGCACACCAGCTCCCGCTGGTTCGGGCGTTTGAGGGCGGCAGGAAGCGCATGGTGGCCGTTTGGCACCGCCGGGCAGGCAAGGACAGCACCGCGCTAAACCTGACCGCCACGGCCGCCATGCAGCGGGTGGGCGTGTACTGGCACATGGCACCCACCCAGCGGCAAGTCCGCAAGATTGTCTGGGACAACATCGACCAGCAAGGCCGGCGCATTATCGACCAGGTGTGGCCGAAGGACATCCGCACCAAGTCAAACGACCAAGAGATGAAAATCGAACTGGTCAACGGCAGCATCTGGCAATGCGTTGGCTCTGACAGTTACGACGCGCTGGTCGGTTCCAACCCGGTTGGCGTGGTGTTCAGCGAGTTCAGCCTCGCAGATCCAACCGCATGGGATTACGTCCGGCCAATCCTCGCGCAGAACGGGGGCTGGGCGCTATTCATCTACACCCCTCGCGGGAAGAACCACGGGTTCAGCCTACGCAACATGGCGCAGGGCAACCCGGACTGGTTCTGCCAGACGCTCAACGTCGAGCAGACCGCCGTCATCTCCCCCGAGATCGTCGCCCAAGAGCGGGCAGCCGGGATGTCCGAGGCGATGATTCAGCAGGAGTTCTACTGCAGCTTCGAGGCCCCGAATGAGGGCGCCTACTACGGCAAGCAGATGTCCGCGGCGTGGAACGAAAGCCGCATTACCCGCGTGGTGCCGGAGCCGGGCATTGATGTCGAGACATGGTGGGACCTAGGCATGAACGACTCGATGGCAATCTGGTTCGTCCAGCCCGTTGGCCGCGAGCTGCGCGTGCTGCACTACTACGAGAACCACAGCGAGGGCCTCGCGCATTACGCCAACTACTGCAAGGACTGGTCGGCCTCGAAGGACCTGCGCTACCGCCGGCACGTCATGCCGCACGACATCGAGGTGCGCGAGCTGGGCACCGGCAAGAGCCGCCGCGAGGTGGCCATGTCGCTCGGCCTGAAGCCGGTGTTCACCGCCCCACGCCTGGACGTGGAGGATGGCCGAGAGTCGGTGCGCCGCCTGCTGGCACGGTGCTGGTTCGACGAGCGAGGCTGTGAGCGGGGCATCTCAGCCCTGACCGAGTACCGCAAGGACTACGACGAGCGGCTCGGCGTGTACCGCGACAGTCACCGGCATGACTGGGCCAGCCACGGGGCCGACGCCTTCCGCACTGGTGCTATCGCGTTCCGTGAGCAGGACAAGCAGGGCGGGCAGGCCGGCACCATCCAGCTGCAGAAGCCACGGTTCTCGGTGTTCTCATGACCGAGGACGAGCTGATTCAGCGGGTCGACGATGCGTGGCCGCGCCAGCTGTTCTACGTCGTGTTCACCGATGGCCGCCCGCATTGGTGGGACCGCTGGCTGAAGCCGGGCTTCCGTCACGTCTACGTCCTGATCTGGGACGGGGCGTGCTGGTTATTGGTCGACCCGATGCTTTCGCACGTCCGTGTGACAATCTTGGACCAGTATGAGCCGGTACCTCCGACCGAGTGGCTGCGCGTTCCGGGCGCCACGGTCCTCGAGGCCCGGCCTGAGGTGGTCGAGGGCAGGGTGCGGCACCCGTGGATTGTGGGGCTGCTGACCTGCGTCGAGGGCGTGAAGACCATACTCGGCATTCGGCGCCCGTGGATTGTGACGCCCTGGCAATTGGCTAGGCATCTGAGGAGACAGCAATGGGTTTCATGAAGGCCAAGGCCCCCAAGCAGACGCCGGAAGAGCTGGCGCTGATGCGTGCTCAGACCACCGAGCTTGCCCGTACTCAAGACCAGCTGAATGAGCAGCGCCGGCGCATCATCCGTGCGCAGATTGGTGGCCGCGGTTCGCTGCTATCCGGCGGTGAACGCGGCGTTCGTGCTGGTGAGATGCGCCAGACGCGAGGTTCAGGTGGCGGCGCCACTGGTGGCCGCACCATGAGCGGTACTGGTGCTGGCCGTGCTGGCGCTGCGGGCTACGCACCGGGCGCAGGTTCGTCCATGTTCTCCGGTGGTGGTGGCGGTGGCATGAACCGCGGCACTGGCGGCGGCGTGGCGCAGGTCTGACGTGGCCGGCTACTCCCTGCCTGACCGAATCGGCGACCTGAGCGGCCTGCTCAAGCGTTACGATGCGGCCGTCGCCCGACGTGACCAGTTCCGCACCCTGCTGCAGGAGTGCTACGACTACGTCCTGCCGGACCGTGAGCTGTTCCGCAGCCACTCGCCGGGCGAGAAGCGAGGCAAGGAGATTTACGACTCGACGGCCACGCTGGCTGTCAATGAGTTTGCCTCTCGAATGCAGGCCAGCATCTGCCCGCCGTACCGGCAGTGGTCCAAGTTCGTGCCGGGCCCCGGTCTGCCGAAGGAACAGCGCAACAGCGACGAGCTGCTGCAGTACTTGGACGAGCAGACCGACCTGTTCTTCAGCTACCTCAACCATAGCAATTTTGCTATCCGCAGCCACGAGACGTTCCTCGATCTGGCCGTCGGCACTGGTGCGCTGACGTTGGAACTGGACGAGCAGGGCAAGGGCTTCAGCTTCGAGTCCATCCCGCCGGCGCAGTTGGCCATCGAGGAAGGCCCGAGCGGCATCATCGAGACCACGTTCACGGACCGCAAGTGTCAGGTCTCGCACCTGCCCCGCCTGTATCCGGGTGTCAGCCTGCCAGATGCGTGGGAGAAGGCTCTCAAGGACAACCCCATCATGGAGGTGTCCTACGTCAACGCGGTGGTCTACGAGCCCATCAGCCGTGAATACTTCATGATTGCCCTGGCTAAGGCGCCGCAGCACATCCTGTACGTCCGCGCCTTGGGCGACACCAGCCCGGTAATCGTGTTCCGCTGGTCGGTTATCCCCGGCGAGACGTGGGGCCGCGGTCCAGTCATGTCGGCGCTGCAGGACATTCGCACGTTGAACAAGGTGGTCGAGTTCAATCTGACGGCAGCGGCCATGAACCTTGCGCCACCGCTCACCGGCGTGTCGGACGGGGTCCTGAACCCGTACACCGTCCAGATCATGCCGAACACCATCATTCCGGTGATGAGTAACGACCAGGCTAATCCATCATTGCGGCCGTTGATGACTGAAATCCGGCCTGACCTTACCCAGTTCATCCTTGTTGACCTGCGCCAGCAGATACGGTCCAGCCTGTTTGCTGACCCGCGCCGCCGCGAGGGTCCCATCCAGACGGCCACCGAGGTGATGATTGAGGACCGAGACTTCATCCAGCGCATTGGCTCGGCCTTCGGGCGCCTGCAGACCGAGTTCCTCGAGCGTGTCATCAACCGTGGCATAGCGTTGCTGCGCGGAATTGGCAAGATGGCACCGTTCAAGGTGGATGGCCGCGAGGTAACGCTCAAGCATCTATCCCCGCTGGCGCGTGCTCAAGACAACGAGGAGCTGATGGCGCTACGGACTGCCCTCGAGATGACCATGCCGTTCGGGCCGCAGGCCGTGCAGATGTCTTTCAAGACTGAGTCGGTCGGCGAGTACATCGGCAAGCGTGCTGGCGTGGATTCATCGCTGCTGCGGACTGACGCAGAGCGCGAGCAGATAATGCAACAGGTGGCGCAGGCTGCGGCCATGCAACAGGGGATGCCAACGGCATGACTGAAACGGTGAGGGAAGCGGTGTCCCGCAAGCTGACTGGGGTCAGCGGGTGGGAATCACTGGAGCTGGTGCCCAACAAGGAAACCCAGCAAGAGCAGTGGGCGGCCATGTTCGCCATTGCGCGGCTTACAGCCGACGTATTTTCCACCGAGCGGGGGCGGGAACTACTCGACCATCTGGTGCGGACCTTCGTGGCCAGGCCCATCGTTCTCCCCGCTGACACCCAATTTGCGGCCGGCATCCGTCAGGGGCAGGCTGATGTGGTGCTGCAAATCCTGCAGCAGATTGAAATCGCCAGAAGGGGAACGCCATGAGTGAAGACACGAACACCGAACAGCCGGCAGCCGCCGAGGCTGCCAGCCCCACCGCCGCGCCTGCCGGCGGAGATCCGACGGGGTCTTCCCCCTCACCAGCGCCGTCGGAAGCAGGCACTCCTGGTCTTTCGTTCACCTATCAGGATGCCGCCCTCGAGCAGGTGTTCGGCAAGATGGGTACGGATGGCCGTCCCGAGAACGTCGCAGCCAAGTACTGGGACGCAGACAAGAAGGCCATCAAGGCCGACGTGGTGCTGAACCAGCTTCGCTGGGCTGAGTCGAAGATTGGCAAGAAGATTGATGCCATCGGCGCTCCGGAACAGTACGAACTGACGCCGACCGAGAAGTTGCCGGCCGAGGTGCTGCAGGGGTTTGCCGAGGACCCGCGCCTGTCGGCCGTGTTCGAGAAGGCGAAGGCGCTGGACCTGTCCGGCTCTGCCATGCAGGAACTGGTCGGAGCATTCCTCGAGCAGGACATGGCAGCCACCGAGGAAATCCGCAATTCGGAAATCAAGGCGCTGGGCGAGAACGCCCCGCAGCGGCTGAAGGACCTGTCCGATTGGCTGGATGCGTCGGTCGAGCCAGTCCACCGTCAGGCTCTGAAGGACCTGTGCACCAGCGCCGCGGCCGTCGAGGCCGTCGAGTCGCTGATGCGGGCATCCCAGCCGCCGAAGTTCAACCAGGCTAATTCGCAGCAGGCGCCTATTGGCCCGAGCCGCGAGGACTGGGAGAAGATGTACTTCGCCCGTGATGACCGGGGCCAGCGACTGGTGCAGACCGACCCGGCCTACGCCAAGCGCGTCGAGCAACTGCGCGACAAGGTGTTCGGCACCGAGCGCCGCGACCAGAACGGACGGCGCATCGCGTAGTTATTACCTCGCGGTTCCTCGGTAACTCGGGTGGCGGTAGTGTGGCGCCATCCGGTTATCGGAACTACCGCGCAAGCGGCCCGAGCAATAGCCGAATCCCCCGGCGTGGGGGTGCCACGCAAGTTCCGGCCCACATCGTGGATCTACCGGGGCGACACACCAACTGGTGACACCAGTCACCGTGTCTCGTCTGTCAAGGAGTAGGTCACAATGTCCATCTATCTGACCGATGCCGCTCAGCAGGAATTTGCCGCTGAGGTCAAGCATCAGTTCCAGGGTGCCGCCATCCTGAACAACACCACGCGCGTTCGTCGCAACGTGGTCGGTTCCACCGTCAACTTCCGTCGCCTCGGCACTGGCATCGCCAAGACCAAGGCCATCCAGGACAACGTGAACCCGATGGGTATCACGCACACGAACGTGGCTTGCACGCTCGGCAACTGGCACGCCGCTGACTACAGCGACATCTTCGCTCAGGCCGAAGTCAACTACGACGAAAAGGTCGAGCTGGCCAAGAGCATCGCGCTGGCCATGGGTCGCCGTTCGGACCAGATCATCATCGACGCCATCGGCACGGGTGCTTCGGCGAACGCTGCTGCGGTTCCGACCTCGGTCGGCGGTGCTGGCACGGGCCTGAACCTCGACAAGGTGCTGCGCCTGTCGAAGCTGCTCACGGACAACGGCGTGCCGAACGACGGCAAGCGTCACCTGCTGGTGAACGGTCGCGGTCTCGAGCAGGCTCTCCTCCTGTCGCAGTTCAGCTCGGCTGATTACAACGCCATCCGTGCGTTGATGGCCGGCGAGATCGACAGCTTCATCGGCTTCAAGTGGCACATCATCGACAACCGCACGGGTTCGGGTCAGGAAGGCGGTCTCCCGCTCGCCTCGGCCGGCGTCCGTCAGGGCTGGGCGTGGCACGAAGAGGCGGTTGGTTTCGGTGTCGGCATCGACATGAAGACCGAAATCAACTACATCGCCGAAAAGACCAGCTACCTGGTCAACGGTGTGTTCAAGGCTGGCTCCTGCGTCATCGACGTTTCGGGTGTCCAGGGCGTTCAGTTCACCGAATAAGGGGCAATCATCATGGCTTTCAATCGAGACGGTCTCTATCTGGTGACTCCGGCCCTTCCGGCTGGTCAGCGCAGCTGGCGTTACACGACGCTGGACGGCCTGACCACGGTGGACACCGCTGGTTACTTCAATTCGGCTTACCGCGAGCTGGCCATCGGCGACGACATCACCGTCGTGGTCGTGACCGGTGCGGTCAAGACGCCGACGGGCTACAGCGCCGCTGGTCGTGGCGTGGTCAACGCGAACGCTTCGGGCGTCGTGGACACCACGGACTTCACCGCCTTCGGCACTGCCGACACCGACTAAAATCGGTTTCCTGCAACTCGTCGGAGAGGCGCAGGTCTTGGCGGCGGTATTGGGAGTTCCCGGTGCCGCCGCCCTTTTGAGGAGCAAGCATGGCCACCATTTCTCCCACGGTCACTCAGGTCAGCGGTCAGGCGGCCGTCATTACCTGGGCGAGTCTCACCAGCGCCACGTCTGACGTAGGTGAAGCGGTTGAGATGCCGTACTTGTCTGACCGGTCGGTTCAGGTGTTTGGCACCTTTGGGACCGGCGGCACCTGCACGCTGCAGGGCTCCAACGATGGCACGAACTGGGCCACCTTGGACGACACGCAGGGCACGGCCATCGCGCAGACTGCGGCTGGCATAAAGCAGCTGGCCCCTATCACTCGATACGTTCGTCCGAACATCACGGCAGGCAGCGGTGCCACGATCACTTGCGTGGTTTATTGCGCTAGGTCAGCCTGATATGCGACGCCGCCGCTCTTTAGGTGGCGCGGCATTTTCCCCGCGCAAGTTATTTGCCGACGGCACAGTCGGCGCTTGGTATGACCCAAGTGATATTTCCACGCTATTTACCGACACGTCTGGAACAACGCCAGTCACGGCAAGTGGCGATCCTGTTGGGCTGATGCTAGATAAGAGCCAGGGGCTGGTACTGGGGAGTGAACTGGTCACTGGTGCCGCATCTGCGTACAGCGGCAACGGAACGGTTGCAACTGTTGGCGATACGATAACTGCAACCTGCACGACTAACGGCATTTACGGCATCACTTGGGTATCGACCTCGGTCAGCAACCTATGGGCGCTTTTGACGGTTGAAGTAGTCACAAACTCCGCGTCTAAATCTCTGCTTATCTTTCCCAACGGTAACTCAACGGCTCTTGCTGGTGGAACGACAACTGGCAGTAAGTCGTTTATTGCACTTGCACCAACCGCAACAGGCTCAACCGCCCGCCCAATTTTTTACATCAACGGCCTTGTTGGCGAGTCGTTCTCAATTCGCCTTGCCAGTATCAAATCCTATGCAGGAAACCACGCCAAGGCAGCCAATAACAGCACATCGCGTCCAATTTATACGGTGTCTGGCGGACTAAAATATCTAGAATTTGACGGCACAGACGATTCGTTCAGCACAAATAGCATCAATTTCTCTGCAACAGACAAGATGAGCGTGGCGGCTGGCGTAAGAAAATTAAGTGATGCGGCCGCTGGTTTACTTTTTGAATTAAGCGCAAACAGTGCAAGCAACCTTGGCACGTTTGGTATTTTTGCTCCTGGAAGCGCTGTAGCAGAATATACGTTTCAATGTAGCGGAAGTTCTCTTGCTGCTCGCCGAGCAACCACTTACGCATCGCCAGTCACAAACGTATTGTTTGCGGCATTTGATAACGCACAAAGCACAACGGACACTGAGGTTGTTCCGCGAATCAATGGCGCAACTCCAACGCTGACCAATATCATTGGCCCAGCAGGAACTGGAAACTTTACTAATACGGCACTGTTCATTGGCCGTCGAAATAACGCCACATTTCCGTTTAACGGACGTCTTTATCAGATGATTGTCTGTGGCAAGACCTTGAGTGCGTCGGAAGTTACTTTTACTGAAGCCTACGTCAACAGCAAAACAGGGGCTTACTAATGGTTGGCTCGGCGTTTCGCACTCTCATCACGACTGCCGCCACCACCCCGCTGGCGCGTGACATCGCTGCCACCCTTTCGCCTACGGCTGGGCAGAATATGTGGCTCACGGGGCTGTCCGCGACGGGCAACGCACCGGCGACGCACTACGTCAGCACCGGCCTCATCTCGCCGGAGTTCGCGGCGCTGGTTCCCGAGCAGGTGTGGGAGCAGGACGAAAACGGTAACTGGACGCAGACAGGCAGCACGCCGGGCGACCCGATTGCCTGCTACGACCTGTGCATCGCTGGCGGGATGACCGTCACGCAGGCCGAAGTGAACGCCGTCTACGCCGTCGCTGATGTGACCACGCAGGAGCCGTTTGTAGCATTCGGCAGGCTGGGGTTGCTGATGGTGCAGGAGCCGTTGTGAAGTTCCCCATCGACAAACAAGCGCACTTTTGGTGGGGCTGGGCGGTGGCTGCCACTCTGTGTTTGACTGCTGGCCCTCTCTTTGCCGCCGCGGTTGCCGCGCTTCTTGGGGCGGCCAAAGAGATCTGGGACAAACGCGGGCACGGCACCCCGGATATCTATGACTTTGCCGCCACCGCAGCTGGTGGAACTGTTGGCGCAATCGTGACGGCTGCCTTTACTTTTTGAGGATGTGCCATGGCTAATCAGAAAATCTCTGCCCTCTCCAGCGGCAACCCTGCCGCCAGCTCTGACGAGCTGGTCATTGCCCGTTCTGGCACCAACTACAAGGTGACGGCCGCATCGCTGGCTGCTCTGCGGCTTCCTGCTGGCAGCGCAGGACAGGTGCAGTACAATAATGCTGGCGCCTTGGGCGGAACGCCCACCATCAGCCTCAGTGGCCCGGCAGTGACGTGGGCCGACGCCACGCACTGGTGCGCCGGCACCACCCCCGACCCGACCCCCGGCCCGGCGGCCCCGCTGCCACGCGAGGTCTCCGCTGCCCCCCCCCGCCCCCCGCCGGCC